TTTATGTAAAAAATGTTAAGACATTAGATAAATTAACATCTACTGATATTAACCGATTATGCACAAATAAAAATAATTTATATTTAGTTGATAAATGTCCTAATAATAATAAAGGTCAGTTTGAATTAGTTTCTAATACTAGTCCTCCTGTAGGTGCAAAATCAATATGTGATATTGATAAACTAATAAATACGAATAAAATATTTGTTTTAACATATAATGTTCAGTACCAAGCATTTCAAGCAATTAAACCAAAATCTTTTTGTACAGATCCTAAAACCAATAAAAATATATGTGTAACAAATATTGTTAATGCAATACTAGACAAATCTGAAGAAATCGCTCAAAAACAAAATATTAGTAATTCTAAATATGCTGCATTAGATTTTATTGGTTTGCAAGAAATAACAGTCAATAGTAATTCAGGCAAAGATTGGAAATTATTAGAATCGGCTATAAAGAACAAACTAAATAATAATGATTTTTTTGATAAATACTATAATATTATCAGTGATAAAATTGTCGGAGGATATGTTACATTATTGTATAATAAAACTAAATATAATGAAATAGATCATGGAACTGTCCTATTAAAAAACCCAATAGGGCCAAATCGCGGTAGTGTATATGGAATATTTGAAAGAATATCTGATAAGAAAAAAATATTATTTGCAAGTTGTCATTTTCCACATGATGGGCAAAATAATGCTTTAAAAAATATGATAAGCGAATTTGCCAAAAAAAAAATAAATTATTCTGATCTGGAAGTTATTATATGTGGAGATTTTAATCAAGATGTATTAGAAACGGATATTAAAAATACTATACAACCAACTACTTTTGATTTTATTGATAAAACACAATTAACAAATTTACCAACACCCATAATAACATGTTGCAATGGAAAGAAAAATGGTAGAGCATGGTTTGATCAAATATATCATACAAAAGGTTTGGGTTCAAATATAGAATATTTTATAGATAATCAATGGGAATATGAACTTATAACAAATAAGTTTTATACATCAGATCATAAACCAGTATTTGGTATAATTAGTGGATAAATTAGTGGATAAATTAGTGGATAAATTAGTGGATAATGTAGTTGATATTCTATTTAATTGGATTGTACAGGAATATTTGATATAAACCAAAATAATAAACCAATTGCAATACTTATAAATATAATTATACCAATATTTCCATAAAAATATAAATCTTTATTTTGTTTCTTTCTCTTTTTTTCAATCGCAATTCTGCGTTCTTCTTTGCGTTCTTCATTAGCTATTTTCACATTTCTTATTTTTAAATTTGTTTCTGACTTAATAATTTTATCAATTGCTTTTTGTAAACGTTTTGATCGTTTTGTTTTGGATGGTTTGGATTTTCTGGATCTTTTAGGTTTGGATCTTTTAGGTTTGGATCTTTTAGGTTTGGATTTTCTGGATCTTTTAGATTTGGATCTTCTGGATCTTCTGGATTTGGATCTTCTGGATTTGGATCTTCTGGATCTTCTGGATTTGGATCTTCTGGATCTTCTGGATTTGGATCTTCTGGATTTTCTGGATTTTCTGGATTTGGATCTTCTGGATTTGGATCTTCTGGATCTTCTGGATTTTCTGGATTTGGATCTTCTGGATCTTCTGGATCTTCTGGATTTGGATCTTTTAGATTTGGATCTTCTTGATAATTCAGAATTAGATAGTTCAGAATTAGATAGTTCAGAATTAGATAGTTCAGAATTAGATAGTTCAGAATTAGATAGTTCAGAATTAGATCGTTTAGAGTTAGATCGTTTGGATTTAGATCGTTTAGATTTAGAATCATTAAAGAATTCCATTTCTGAAATATATTGAATTATATTATTAGTATCATTATTTGATGTATTATTTGATATATAATTCATTATACTAGTTATTATATAATTAAGATTAAGAAAAATAAATAATAAATAATAATATTTAAATTTTATTATTTATTATTTATTATTTAGAACACAAATAATAACTTATTCATTAAAAAATTTAAATTATTTAATCAAATAGTGTAATAAGTAATTTATTACACTATTTGATTAATCACCAAATTTTGTTTCTGAAATATTATAATATTTTTCTTATGTTTTTAATCAAACATCTTGAAACAATTGATAATCAACTGCAGCTGTTTTTATGATATTTTCAAATTGCAAACTTAATTTTTCCTTGGTTAATGCCATATTAAAAATATGTTCATCTACTGTTATTGTTCTATGTGATTTGTTTGAAATTGTTTCTTTCTCTTTTTCAGCTAGTTCAGTTGGAATCGTGGCAATATAAATATATACTTTAACCTTTCTCTTTTCAGGATCAACATCTTTATGTGAACAAAATCTAATAGCTCTACCAATAACTTGTTCTAATCTCGACATATTCCAATATGGTTCAATAATATGAACATTTCTTACTCTAAGTAAACTAACCCCCTCTTTTATTGCTGGAGAACCCAGAATAATTTTTATTTTTGATCCATTCTCATTAGATTTAGAATTAAATACATCTCTTAATCTATCTTTTTGTTCAACAGATTCATCACCAGACCAGATTGCATAACGATGTTTACCTGCTCCATCTTCGAGAAAATTTTTAAAACCATGATATTCTAGAATCTTAACAAAGGAAGTGATACCACCATATTCTTTGAAATTAGAATAAATAAATGAAGTTCCTGATGATTTTAATAAACGTTTCATTATTTGATAAAATTTTGAAGAATATGTTTCTAAATTTTCCATATTCATATGTTTTCCTGTTAGAGCATCTAGACCTGTTTTATTAACTAATTTATTGGGAAAGGCAATATTAGAAATAATTCTACTTCCAATAAAAAAATTCTGTGGTAATTTAAGTAGATCTAATTTATTTATTTCTCCTTCTCTTTCCTGAACAACTTTATAACACTCATATTGGTATTTTGACATAGGACAACGAACTATTCTTTGAATTCTTTCAGGGAAAACATATAATGGTGCACCTTGATAATATGAAACTAATCCATTTAATTTTAGACGTAGATCACTTTCATTTTTTATATTATATTGTGGTTGATTATTTATAATTTGATAATCAATATATGCTTCATTAAATTTTGATCCTATTGGAAATATTTCAGTTGGTCTTAATAAATTTAATGTAAGACCTAGCTCCATTGGTTTATCAAAAATAGGAGTAGCTGACATTATTATTGTTCGAAGATTTGCAGGAGCTTTAGATATTGCCGTATTAATAACTTGATAATATGATCCATGTTCTGATACAATATTTTGTACCTCGTCAATAATTAGCAATGTATTATCTAATTTAAGTTTTTTATTTTTGAGTAGATCAACAAATTTATTGTAAGAATATATCTGATAATATTTATCAATTCGCTCATTTATTGAGCGAATCATTGATTTATATTCATCTGACATTATGTCTAGATTCTTTAATTCTTCCCTCTCCAAATTACTTAAATAAATATCTCCAGTACATTCTGATCTTAATTCTTTATAAAAATTGCTAACTAATGATGCTGGACAAACCATAATAATCTGTCTACGACTTTTCCATTGTTCAGCGATTTGAACAGCCGCACAAGTTTTACCGGCACCTATCTTATGGTATAGAAGTAAACCCTTGTTAACAGTAGATGGATTTATAAAATTACTAACAAATAATTGTGGTAACTGATATGTAAATTTTTCTGGATAACATATTTGTTTAAAAGTAGGTTTTTTAGATCCAATTTTAAATTTTTTATATTTTGTATATACTTCTTTTTGAAATTTATCTACTTGATCCATATCTTATAAATAAATCTGACATAATTAATTATAAATAAATCTGACATAATTAATTATAATTTAATCTAATAATTATCAAATTATAAAAAAACTTATAATTTAACTTATTTAAAATAATTATATTTTTTCTAATCCTAAATCAAATTCTGATTCCAATGCTGATTCTGATTCTGATTCTGATTCCAATGCTGATTCTGATTCTGATTCCAATGCTGATTCTGATTTTTTGAATGTTTTCATTTTTCTAGCTTCAATAATTGCTTGTTTTTTTGCTATTATTGCTTCTTGTTTAAGTTCTTTTTTTGATTTTTTAACTTTACTTGATATAGATATTTCTAATTGTATTTGTTGTTTTTGATCTAATTTATCTTGTCCACAACTATTACATATCATATGTCTTTCTGAACATTTATTCATATTAATTTCAGGCAAAGAACAGTTTGGACAAATAATATTTTTAACAATATAGTATTCTAACATATCTTCTAGATTACTATCGGAATTAACTTTTGTACCAACTTTGGTTTTAAACATTTTAATTGATTGTTTTAAATATTTTGGTATAAAACTAATAATATCAGATTTATCTATCATTAACTGATTACAAATCTGATCTAAATTATCCATAACAGAATATTCTCCTAATTTTGATATAATTAATTTATCCCTTTGATATCTATAGTTAGGATCCATAATGGTTTTTTCATTATTAGGTATTGGAATTCTTGGCATTTTTATTTAATTATAATATTAGATTTAATATACTAATATATCATAAATAAAATATCAATTTTTTGTTAGAATTTATCTTAAATTATCTTATTTGTAATATTTATCATATTCATCATCATAATAATCATTATAATCATTATAATCATTTTGATTATCGTAATAATCATAATCATCGTATTTATGTGGATTTTTTTTTACAGACACTGGTTTAGGAACTTGTTTAGGAATTGGTTTAAGAACTTGTTTAGGATTTGATTTAGGAACTTGTTTAGAAATTGGTTTAAGAACAGGTTTAAGATCTATTATAAGATTCGATTCATTATTAATAGTAGTACTTGATACACCAGAATCTACTAATGAAATATTTTTTATACCCATCATATCATTACATAATGATATTTCCGAGTTTCGTTGAGAAGTCCATTCATTAAATTTTTTATTTTCTTCATATGACATATTAGGTCTACTCATTAATTCTGGTTCAATAAAATCATTATTATTTGATGTATCAAATATATCATCTACATTAGTTATATTTTTTTTTTGTTCAGAATTTTGTTCAGATAGAATATTAATAGACATATTAGTACTATTTGTAGAATGTATTAAGTTATTATTAGAATATATTTGACTCATTTTATAATTAAACAATATTATATCTTAAATGTTTATAATTAAATAATTATAAAAAATAAAAATCAAATTTTTATAAAGAATTATTTATAATCGAATTATTTATAATCGAATTATTTATAATTTTAATGATTCAACTGATACTTTTATTGAATTAAATATAGTTTTGGCTTTTGAAATAATATCATTTAAAATATTTACAATATCCTCGCCATTTGTCTTATAACCAAATGTTAATTCCTTAATTAATAAATGATCAATTTTATAACCTGCAAAATCAATCATATTATGATCTTGTAATAATCTAGTTAACAAATTACCAAAAGTATGTGATTCATTTTCAATTTTAATAATTCCTTTTATTCTATGTTGTTCTAAAGCATCATCGTCAGAATTACGAATAGCAGACAATGACATTGATTCTGATTCTGAATCAGGTGAAACTTGTATATTATTTTCCAAATTAAAATTATCAGTAACTGTTTCAGATTTATATTCAGTTATTTTTGAAATTAATAACTCTAATAATTTCTCCAATTTAGCATCAATTATTAAACAAGCTCTAATAATAATATCTTGTTCAGATATTTGTTTAAGTGATTCAATATTTAATAAATATTCATTATTAGTTGGATCTTTTGGTTCTGAAAATACACACACCGCATTTGGCATAAAATTAGCTCCTTTTAATCCAATATTTAAACTAGATGTAGCATTACAAGTAAATTCTTCACCAGGTTTTAATTTAATTACCAATAAATCAGTTTTATATGGTGATGGAATAGGAATTCCTTCATAATAAAATTTCGTGAATTTATTATTGGTAGTTACACATAAAATTTCATTACTTGTATTCTTAATATTGATACTCATTATAAGGTTTTGTGATTTTTCTAATTTTTCTTCATTTTCTCTATTTTCTATTACATTTAAATCTTCTATTTTTTTTTCAAAAGTAGATATATTCGCTTCATATTCTAATTCTGCAGAACGTTCAATCGTTTTAATATCATTTACAATACCGATTACTGGAAAATGACTAAGTCTCAATCTCATGTAATCATTATTATAGATACTTGTATTTTTTGTAATATTAATATCCTTTTTATCAAAACCATATGTTGGAACTAATTCCATTATAACTCTACGTAAGGTATTGATAATAACATTATTAATTTCCTTACCTTTTATCCCTAACACTAAATAATTATTATATGAAATATCCATTTTTCTATGTTCAATTATTCTGATTTTTATATCAGTAGAATTTGTTGATTTAGTTGATTTAGTTGATTTAGTTGATTTAGTTGATTTAGTTGATTTAGTTGATTTTATTAATTTAGTTGATTTTGATTTAGTAGAATTAGTAGAATCAGTAGAATCAGTAGAATCAGTAGAATCAGTAGAATCAGTAGAATCAGTAGAATCTGTTAATTTTGTTTGTTTTATTGATTTTGACATGATTATTATATAATATAATAATAATAATATTTAAATCATATTATGAGATATCAAATACAATTTTTTAATATATAATTTATTAATCAGTTTCATTAAATAAAAAATCCTATATTAAACAAATTCATGTCTAAATTATAATTATAAATATAATGAAAATCTTTATATTTATAATCTGTAAAATTTAATTATCATCCCATGTAGTACCTGTTAATAAATTGTAATTTAGTATATATTCTATTTTTAAAAATATTAATAATTTTTCAATTAAATATTTTAATATGATTAAAAATATGATTAAAATTAAAATATTAAATTTATCGAACATTATGAAGCTAATTGGTATTTTTAAATTATCAAATATATTTGTATCAAAGATATTGCAATTATCTAACATTTTTATTATAAATATATAATAAAAATCTTTATATTAAATTTTCTTAATTTGATATTGATCTAATAAAAGCTTCATCCGATGGTTCTCTTCCTAAAAAATCTTTTAATGAAACAATTGAATCCTGTATTGATCCCCATTGTAAAAACTTAGTTTTATATTCTAAACCTTTATTCTTATCTAATTCTTTTCCAGCAAATTTTGAATAAAACATATCTTTTGCATACACTTCAGACCAGAGATAACTATAATAACTAGCATCATATTCACTAAAAATATGTCCAAAAGAAGCGATAATATTTGTATTGGGAATAGATTTTAGACCAGTGATATCTTCAAATATTTTTTTGTATACTTGATCAGTTGGTTGATCATAAGACAATCCATGTAAATCCATATCAACTAGACCAAAAACAATTTGTCGAGCATAATGATAACCAACAAATTGTTTACGATAAATTTGTAGATTTTTTAAAACTTCTGATGATATTGGTTTATCTTTTGGAGTCATTTTATTTAAAGTAGTTCCAATATAACACCATTCCTCTAACATTTGTGATGGTGCTTCAACAAAATCTCTTTCGCAAGTAGTTCCAGCTAAGGAACCATAATCAGCAACTGATGCAATATTATGCATAATATGTCCAAATTCATGAAAAAATGTTTCAACCTCATCAAATCTAAGATTTGAATGTGGATTAAAATTGCACGTCATAATACAAACAGGAAGATTATTTACAGATTTTCTAATTATCGGGAAAACAGCAGCATGAGAAATTTTACCTGGACGGGAGAAAAGATCTAAATAGAAATAACCTATAATTGTATTTGTATTATTATCAATGACTTTAATTGAATTATCAATAACTTTAAATAATTTAACATCCTTATGCCAAAAAGTTTTTTTATTAGATTCTGTAATATCAACAAATGTATAATTAAATAAAGTTTGATAAATTTCAAACATCCCATTCATAACTGTGATCAAAGGAAAATGTACTTTTAGTGCTTCCATATCAATATTTGTAATTCGTTCTTTGATCTTTTTGCTATAATAACTAATATCCCATAATTCAATTTCATGAATATTATCGGTTAAAGCTTCTGCTCGGATTAAGTCGAGATCATTATTAACAATAGGTTTAATTTTATCTTTTAGTGAATTTAAAAAGGTCATTACAGTTTCAGTTTTTTTTGCCATCTGTTTTTGTAATTTATAATCAGAATATTGATTAAATCTCATTAATTTAGCCTTTAAATGTTTAAGTTTTAAAATATCTGATGCAATCTTACCATTAACATCTATACATCTTGATATATATGCAGTTGATACTATACGACGTGTATTACGATTAGAACATTGTTCCATTATAGGAACATAATCTTGATATTTCAAGGAGATTTTATAAACTTGTCTGTTATCTTTGAATTTGCCCATAATAAGTCTTAATTTTAACCAATCCTTTGGCATACCCTGAACTTCATCTTCAATAAATTCAAAAGTAGTGTTATCAGAACTAATATTATGTGAAAATTGATTAGATAAATTTGATATCTCTGTATTAATAAGTTTAATTTGATTACGTTTATCTTTGTCTAAATCCATACCAATATATTTGTATTCATTCATCATTTTTTCGACAAATCTTATATCTTGTTTAGATAATTTGTTTAATGATATTTCTTTTTGGAAAGTATTCTCATAATAATATTTAATTTGTTTATATATATCATTTCGCATAGATTGTTCAATATTAAATTTAGCCATTTTAACATTTAATTCATGACATTTATTACGAATATTTTCATCTAAATGAAAATGCTCCATAATTAATAGAGGTAATTGATAAGTATTTTTCTCACTCATTAAAATATTGATATAAACAATCATATTATAATTTAATTCATTTGGTTTTAGATTAACTATCATCGTATTATATGTGTTTTGAGAATTAGTATAATCTTCATAAATTTTATCTAACAAACTTTCTGTTATTTTAGAAAAATCAATAATACTATAATTTAATTCTTGTTTTTGATTGACTATAATTGTATCACACGTATTTTGAGAATTAGTATAATCGTCATAGTAATCGTCATAAAAATTATCTAAGAATTTGTTTGTTATTTGGGAAAAGTCAATACTCATTTTAATTAATTATAAATATATAAATTATATTTATAATTAATTATTAAGTTAGGTAAATTCAATTTTTAAACTAAATATTTAAATCATTTTCATGAAAATTAATTATGTTAAAAACATATGATTAGATTTTTTTATTGATAAAAACAATATTGGCAGAAGAAATAATAAACCAATATATAAATAATAATAAGATATATTTTCAGAATAATTATATATTGTATATATTGGTTTATTATCTGTAGTTAATGGATAATCAAATATTTCTTGTAATTTTACAGATAATATATTCAATGTATAATTACTTACAAAAATATATTTAAATAAGGAATTAGAAATTGTTCCATTGTTTAAAGCTGATGTTAAAAAATAAATTAAACAAATTTGATTTGTAATTACCCAACTTTCAAATAAATAAAGAATAGAAAAAACAAATAAACAATTATATAATATATTTATATTAAGTATACTTAATACGGATGTAAACATACCATAATTATTATCATTTGTATAACTCATTATAAAAATAATATTTAAACTATATATAAAACAAAAAAGTATGGCAATAATTATATAATACAATACTATCATTTTCTTATTGGTAATATTACAACTAGAATAATAATTAGAATATCTTACTATCTTATCATATGAAAAATAAAAAGGAAAAGCAATTGGAAGTGAACCACTAATTAAAGAAGATAATAAATTTATTAATAATATATAATTAGTTTTATAATTTAATCCGTATATAAAAATTAAATAAATAAAAATTATAAAAAATGTTGTTAATATTGATTTAATTATTAATTTATCAGAAAATATAAATTTATATGCAAATATAAAACTATTTTTAAGTTGATTATAAATAGAAACTGGTTGAATATAATCAACATAATTTAATATTTCATTTGTTCCTGTATTTGTTTCTATATTTGTTTCTGTATTTGTTTCTGTATTTGTTTCTATATCAACAAATGTTTCATTTATTTTTGTTTCTGTATTTGTTTCTGTATTTGTTTCTATATTTTTTTCTATATCAACAAATGTTTCATTTATTTTTGTTTCTGTATTTGTTTCTGTATTTGTTTCTATATTTTTTTCTATATCAACAAATGTTTCATTTATTTTTGTTTCTGTATTTGTTTTTTTATCTATAAAATATTTTTCATAATATTTCATTCTATCTGGAATATCACCTAAATATTGATTAACTGTAACTTTTCCTTTATCTATTATAATTAACTTGTTAACATACTCTAAAATAAGATTATTTGGTTGATGTAATGATATTAATATCGGGATATCTATTTCATTTAATATTCTAATTATAGAAACTGATGACAATATATCTAAATTTGAAAAAGGTTCGTCTAATATTAATAAATCTGGTTTATTTAAAGTATTTAATAAAATATTTAACATTACTAATTGACCAGTTGATAAAGATTTATTATCATGATCACCTATATATTTATCTTTGATACTAGTTAAATTAAATTCATCTAAATAATAATCAACAGTATTATCTAAATTATAAGATGTAATATATATTTGTAAAATTTCATTTACAGTTAAATATGGATGAATGATTGGTAAATGTGGTATCATTTTTATATGCGAATTATGATAATCTAATTTACCTGTTAATTTCCAATTATTACTAGTAAATATATTTGGATTATAAATAAGATTTAATAATGTTGTTTTTCCTGAACAACAACATCCGGCAATTATTATAATTTTATCAGATTTAGATATATTAAAAGAATCAATATGTAAAATATCATTATTATTAATACTACATTTTATATTTTCGAAACTAATTATATTTTCACAACTATTAATGCTAGCCATTGTTTAATATTTATATAATTATACATGTTAAATTAAATATAAGACTGGTGTATATTCTCTGCCAATTATAAATACGATAAATACATTTATTATAGTTTGATATCTAAGTTAAATATTCTGATGAATGGTATGTGAGTTATGTGGGCGCTGGTAATCTGAGTTATGTGGGCGCTGGTAATGTGATTTTTTAACAATTTTCTCTTTCTTAAATGACATAATCTTCTCTAGAATATCTGCTAATGGTTTATAACAGTTATTTATATCTTTATAAAAAGTATTAAACATCGCATAAATATCTTGAGGAGTACAGTGATATTTTAAATGATGTTTAACCTGGTCAAAATTAACAGTTGTAATATTTTTAACTGCAAATGGTAAACGCTGCAATTTGTAAATATTTCGAATCAATGCATTATTATACGATCCTGAAGTATGAATATATTTTTCCCAATTATCTATATTTGTTTTAATAAATTTATATCCAATATTTGTTTTTTTTTCCTCTTCACTAAAACTATCAGCAAATTTAGTGAAATGTGTTAGTGTTCTGAAAAGACAAATTGCAACAAAATTAAATGCAGCAATAGTCCAAGTTTTTTCATCACTTGTATTATTATTGAATGCATTTTTTTGATAATTGAAGAAATATTTTTCATGATTTGAATTAAAATGAGGATTACGTTTAATACTATCTGCATATGTTTTATTATAAATTCTAAAAACAAAATCTTTGTATTGAACAATAATTCCTTGTGTCTTTCTATTTATATGAGTTTCACTTTGCGTTTCATTCTTAAAAACTTCGATACTTGTATTAGTTGGTTTTGTAAAATATATTTTCTCATTCATCGTACTATTAATATTATCATATTTAATCTGATCATGTTTAAATTTAATATTAGAATCACGAATATTACGAACAGATGTAAGTATTAGCTTATTTTCTTCTTGTGATATTTCTGTTATATGTGAATTTTCTGAATGGACTAGTACGAAATGATATGTATAGTTCTGATCGAGTGATTTGCAAAATATATCCATATCAAGAACAATTTCTTTAACCATTTCGCCATGTGTTTTTTGATTACCAAATTTAGATTCAAACATATTAAATTTACGTTTAGTGCAAAAATGCCAATCTTTATTGTAGAAAAAAGCATTGATTGTAGTACCCTCAAATGCGTCATAAACTTGAGTTGATTGAGTTGATTGAGTTGATTGAGTTGATTGAGTTGATTGAGTTGATTGAGTTGATTGAGTTGATTGAGTTTTTATATCTCTATCAAGAATTTCTTCTACTTTTTCAAGATCAAATGAATCTCTATTAGAATCATAAACTTTAGGTCCGCCATACATAATAACTTTATATTCAAAATCGAGTGTTTTATATGAATCATTAATTATTTGTGACTCAGAATCAGAATCAGAACAATAATCATTATCTGATATTTTATATTTAACTTCGATAATTAAACTATTAAAATATTTATAGAGATAATCTTGTTCAAGATTGTTTAATCCTGGAAGTACATTCTTATGTTCCCATGCAGTTGAAAAAAGATATAAATGTGATTTATAATCACAATAGTCAATAATTTTTTCTCTCCAAGAAATATAGTGATTAGACTCTTCTAAAAGAAGGTCTAGAAATGCATTAAAAGATAAGTATTCTTTTGTATTTGAATCTGTTTTTGAATAAATTTTTCCTGACATTAAATTTTCGACAATGTCTTGTAATATGATTTTATCATTAGAATTAGTCATAATTTGTTTTGGAGTATTGGGCGAGTGTTCCATAATTAATGTTAATATTATATGTATTAAAATAATACAATCTTTTATATAATGTATAATTATCAATTTTTTATCAATATACTATTATCAATATACTATTATCAATATACTATTATTAATATAATAAATTAATATAATTATTAACTATTAAATATATGATCATTAGATATATGATCGTTATATACCTAGATATATTAAATAAATATTAAATATATCATATCTAATTTAAATCAATATAATTATTAAAGCAAAAAATATTTAAATGTATTTTTTTGCTTTAATAATTATGATTAAATTAAGTAAAAATAATCTATATACATTATATTATAACAATCAATGTCATCGCAATCTGTATACATCAATAGTATAGATGAGTGTGTAGAAAATATTATAGAATCTTTCTATGAGGAAATAATAGTAGAAAAAGAATTCAAAACAAAATTACACACAAAAAAATATGAATCTAATGATTTTAAACTTTTACTTGAAAAAATAAATATTTTAATCGAAGAAAATGTTACAACATATAAAATTTCAACAATAATTACAAATATAGAAGAATACAACAAAATTTTAAATTTATTAAATGATTATGTGTTATTATATTTCTTCTTTTATATTGGCACTATAATAGATCAAACAGATGTAATAACTCTATTAAATAATCTTAGTAATAAATTTCAAATACCATTTTTTAAGAATAGATATTTATCTCAATATAGTATTTATGACAAATATATTAAAGATTATCATATTGTTTTAAACAATAGTGTAGATTTTGGTTTGGATGATAATTCTAAACCAAATACAAAATTAATAAAAGAGTATAAAGATATAATTTTATCAATTAAAGAACTTGATAATGAAATTTTAAAAGATATAATTTCAGATAAAGAGAATTTAACACATAATATTTTAAAATTAATAATTTTTAGTGAGATTTATATTAAAGAAGATAAAATATTAATTTTTAAAATATTAGAAAATGAAGAATTTGCTTCTGCTGAATTTAAATATATTGATATTGTAGATACTAGATATGATACAATAGATTATGCTACAATTGAAAGTCTGTTTGACATAAAAGATATTAGAAAAGGATTAGCAGAAGAGATTTATCAAATGTTAACTGAACATGAATCAACAAAATTTATCCAAGATTATAATATTGATACAAAAATAAATCATTTATTCAAAAAAAAAATATTAATTCCAATTACAGATGATTTTTTAAGATATCATAAAGATTCAGAAATATATGATAGAGGATCTAATGCAAAAATTGATCCAAAAGATCGTGTTAATAAGAAAGATAATACAAAAATTAGATATATAGTAACAAAGGTACATAAAGTAAAAGATTATTATTCTCCAAAAATTTTATCTGATCCTAGTATCAGGTCAGAGATTGAAAAAAATTTTTATCAACCAATATTATATCGTAAAGCGATAATAATAAATGATTTAGAAGAGATAAATATTTTAAGAAAATTGGAATTACAGGGTAAATCAGTAATAGAAACGAATGAATTTTATGATGATTTAAAACAAATAAGATCATATCCATTTATTGAATTTAAATTTACAAACAAGGATAGTTTTAGTTTTAGTCCGGATTCTACAATAACAGCAATGCGTTATTGTAATTTTGAATATAAGAATGATCCAAAATTCCCTAATATTGGTAAATCAGAAATCCAATATAGAATAATCAATGATAATATTAAGGCAAATATTGTAGGAGTTGCTATTCCAAAATTTAATTTAGTTGATACTAATAATTATGATAGATATAATCAAACTATTGTACAATGTCATAAAGTATCTGATACAATGGATATGTCTTTGCTTCATCGTAATTCATTTGCAGTTGCAATAAAAAAATTAAGAAAGTTATTTTTAGAAGATAGAAGATATTCCAAACTTTTATATTGGATATTCAATAGAAAAAATGATCAAATTAAATTAGATTTATTTGATAATATTAAACAATTACCAAAAGATGATTATGTTAAATTATTATTGGGAAAAATTTATGACGAAATGGTTGATATTACATATCAACTTGTTATAAATCGTTTAAGTGCATTTGAATATATAAATATTAAAACTGCCAAAGAAATTTTACGAAATTTAGAAACAAAATTAGTATTAATTCCAAGACAATCAAATGCATATGCTGAAATTATGAAATTAATCTATTATATTAAAAGTCAATCAAAAATAAATATTTATGATGCAAATGAAGATATGGTACCAGGTATAGATAATAAAATTATTAAACTACCTCGTATACTTCTAGATAAAATTGACATACATATTATTAAAATTTCTAAACATGAACTTCTAATGGATATTACAGACGATTCAGATTTATATGAAGGATATTTATGTCAACACACAATATCGTGGAATAATCTTCTCCGATACAAAAAAAACAATCCCAATAAATTTAATCAAGAACTATATAATTTTATAAAAAAATATGTAACTGAAAATAGAGAAAATGATTTTGTTTGTAAAAGTTGTTATCAATTAGTTGATTTAAGAAAATATACAACTGAAATATATCCTGGTTCTGAATCAATTGCAATTTCTTATGGTTTGGAAACAGAATTAGATACTATTCCGGAATATGTTAAATACACAAAGGCTATTAAAAATATGGATAAACTTATTGAAAAAATATGTTATGGATCTAATATTTCATATTTTGTTGGTTCAGCACAACAAACTAAATTTAGACGTCAAGAAGTTATAAAAAATATAATTGATATAATTGAAATACAACATAAAACATTATATTCAAAAGATACTAAT